ACATATGCCGATGATGGTGCTAAATTTGAGTTGTAGTAAATTTTTGAATCCATTTCAATAAACAAATATTTCAAATCCAAAATTTCTGGAACAATCCCAGCAACAGCATACTTCCTTAACTTATTTTTTATGTCTTGCTTTGACAAATTTGAGAGAAAATCTCCAGTTCTTGGTTTTATGCTAATGAAAACCTTTCCATACTGGGGTGGAACTAACTCTTCTCCACCAAAAACTGATATTGATTCTGTTTGTGGATAAATCTGAGAGGGAATTAAGGTTTCATAGTCATTAGAAGTGACTGCTCGATTTTGTGTTGCATAAACTTTAGGTGCATATTTTCTAATTGACTCTACTGACTCTATATTTTCTCCACCACTGGCAGGAGAAATTGTTGTCACCAGAGAAATACCAGAAGTTACAACATATTCAATACCATTTCTTGTATATGAGATGTTTCCTGAGAAGTTGAACTCATTTACTCCATTAGCAGTATCACCATTAGATACAATATAATTGGCAGTTATAAAATTTCCCTCTCTTAACTTCTCTCCGAAGATGCCATCACCAAAAAATAATTCATATCTTTCACCTTCTATCTCTTGTAAGTAAAAAACTTTTGAATCTCTTTGTACATCTAACAGTTTATGCTGCAAACTATACTTAATTTGAGATGTTGACTGCTGATTATTCTTCACTGTAACTGAAATTAGATCAGTATCAACTCCACTATTTGGTAAAATAAACTTTTGATTGGGAGTTCTAGTAGAATATGTAAAATTAGATGTCAAAAGAGATCCTTCATAGACTCTAATATTGTTAAACGAAGCAATTCCATTAAAAACTGGAACTGTAATATCCTCTAATATCGAAAAAATAAGTGATTGATTGCCAAATCCAGAAGCAGAGGTCACTATAGGACCTTTTTTAAGTGTAATACTTGCTGGAGTTGGGGTAATATCGATAGTATCAATGAAAAAACTTATAACCGCAGTTGCTGCTTTTCTAGAACGAGGTAAATATCCGATATTTTTTGCCAATGATACGACATTTTCTCTTAATGTCGCACTATCAATGAATACTTCATTTGCAACCATGTTTGCATTATATGAAGTGATGTACGTGTTGTATGCAAGTACATCCAAAATCGTTGAAAGATTGGATCCTTCAAAGTCATAGTCTGTAAAATTTGAGTTTGACTTAAGATAATTGACCAAAGATGATTTTACTTGGTCAAAATCTAAGTTAGAAAAGTTGACTAGTGTCATTTTTACCTAGTTGATTGCAAAACGAATTGTAATTCTTGTGGTGGAACGTCTGCCCCAATAATGCCATATACAATAACCGCATCAAATGCGTTCTGATCTGGATTTGGATAAGCATTCACAGATATTAAATTCACTCTTGGCTCATAACGAGAGATCGATTCGCGTATTTCATCGGCAATTTTAATAGCAGATATGTCATCTATATTTTCAAAGAGAGAAGCCGTGATTCTAGACCCGAAGGTCTCATCAAAAAACTTCTCTCCTGGTACGGTAAAGACAATATTTCGAATTGAACGAGCAATTGCAGACTCATTTTTAAGTGCGAGTAGGTCTCCGTTCAGAGGATTTCTCTGAAAAGTCATACTAATGTCTTTAAAACCTTGACTTACTCGTTCTAGAGGCACAAAAATACAGCGATTTATACTTATTTATTAAGGATTGGGATCAAAATTCGTTCAAAGGAATAGGTTCTGTGCCATATTCCCAATCATCATAGTCCTCGTCATTGCGAATTTTTTCGTGCAATTCATTTTGAACTTTAAAATCATGTTTTTTTGGTGTTAAATCATCATTTGAAATTTCACGAAGCATCTTTTGATGTTGATGATTTGCTAAATTGTCTAAAAAATCGTTATTTGGTGTCATAGATCCATAATCGGTGATCAATTCAACTGTTCCCCAAGTTTCTTTCATGTAATCTTTGTTTCTATCTACTGGTGAATTGGCCATTTTTTGCTCCTGATTGGTAAATCAGAACTTTTTAAGGGGTTACTATCCCTTAATCTGCATTGATGCACCTCACATCGCATGGGTTTTGTCCGCAGTTTTCACAAACTTCTTGTTTTTCTCTTTCTTTCGCAGTTTTCCAGAAATATTCGTCCTCACGACCCATTCCAAGACGCTCAAATCCATTCTCAACTTGATAATATTGAGTTGAAACCTTAAAGTCGGGCATCTTTGGTTCAACAGGTGTCAAACTATTATCAAAAATACGCATTCTATTGTTAGGATAGAGTGCATACTGACCATTATTCAGTTGAATAAGATTATGAGACTTATGTTCAGCTGGATTTTCACTTGTTGCATAGTCAATTGCATCTGGATCTTGATGATAATTATCTAATGTGCAGACATATGTACCTTTCTGAATTCCAAAGTCACGAGTATATAACTCAAAGTCCATAGAACCGATAAATTGCTTTTGAACAGCAACTACACCATAATCCATACAGTTCCAGAACTGTAGGTTAGGAAGGTCCAGATCGGGGTCTGGAAGCGCCGGAGACGAGAGAAAAGCGCTAATAGGTAGTTTATCATACATTGCAGCGTATTCTGGTAAATACGTCTCAAAATAAAAAGTGCGCCCAGGAATCGACTTTGCCGAAACCCAGACGCCTTTAACAAATTCGCCATGTCCACTTTGATGGTCAGTAAGATATTCTTTACGGACCCATACTTCCACTGAAGGAAGATTAGCAATTAAACAAGGCATTCATTTAAGAGTAACTGATATTATTTACCTTGCCCACGATACTTCTTCTTTGCTTTATTACGAGAAGTCGCGGAAAGCAGCGTGTTTTGTGACCTACCTTGACGAGTTTTTTTCGGTTTTCCGGGGACATAACTCCCACCTTTCATCATTGCCATAATTAATACCTCCTATCAAATAATGCGAGTTTTTTCGTGACCAACGCGAATCCGAGGATCGCACCAAATATCAAATCCAGCTTCCTTAGCATCAAGACAGAATGAAACGTCTTCACCACACATATCTTGTACCTGACCAGATTCAAAGACTTGCATCTTAGGTGCAAACCAAGGATACTCAAGATTCTCAAAGACACCCTTCTTAATCAGTACCCAACCAAAACCAGTGTAATCAACAGTGAAAGGCTTCTTACGCTTGGTGATTGTATCCATAGTTTCATGATTCATGACTCCACCATTCTTACGGAAGTCATCTTCTTCCAACCAGTGTGCTACTGAGGTTGTGTGCCCATCTTCTGTGGAATACCACCCTGCCACTACTTCGCGTTCTGTGCCATCTTCAGAGATTGCAAGATCACAGAGTTGCCAGAACTTCTCTGTGTTAAACACAATATCATTATCAATCCACAACTGATAATCATATTGAAGTTTACCATCCCAAGGAATTTGCTTTGGACCACGAAGAACATTTGCACCCAGACACTTACAACGTGCAAAATTAACCATAGAAGAGTAATCTTGGCTAATCTGAATACTCATCTGATTCTGTACCATATCAAAGCACAGTTGTACAAAGTTCTTCAGAAAAGTATATGAACAACCCCGACCAGGAAGACAGAAAACAATAGTCTTACCTCGCATACGTTCTTTAATTGCAGCAATATCCCACTCTGCTTCACTCTTTACAGGTGGTTTTGCTTTTACAGTAAATCCTTTTGCCATAACTTTGAATTGACTTCAGTTCAATTTTAACAGTCTATCTATACAATGTCAATAACTTGCTTCTTCTGCTTTATGTACGGTTAACTCCTCATATGATAAATCCTCAAGAGTATAGTCGGTGTGTAATAAACCAACCATACCCTTGAGAGATGACCATGCCTTATTAAATTGTTCCTCAGTTAGACTATTATATAAACACTCTTTCTTTGCGTAAATGTGATAAACCTTAGTAGTCATAAAATCTCCTACGAATATGAAAAAAGAAACTCCCTAACAAAGGTCTCTGATTTCTCTGCACCAAAATTACTTTTTAAATATCCTGCAACAGGATCTAATTTTGTCATATAAGAATCAAAATCCTTATACTCATTTGTATCTATACCATTAGGTCTCTTATCAAATAACATATCGCGATATACTTCCAAATACTTTCTAAACATAGGAAGATGTTCATCTACTTCTTCCTCAGTACATTTGGCAATATACAAATTATCAGAGAAATGATTCCCTGGCTCAAAAAACCGAATACCACCCTCACACTTAGGAAGACCATCAACACTAAATCGATAGTTCTCTACAGGATGCTGAAAGTCAAAAGTAATAACTACCTTCTTCGGAAAGAACATCATTAAATCCATACCAAAACATGGAAGATTTGATCCTGTCTTTGGATAGATAATCGTATTATAGATACAAGTCTTCTCATTCCAGATCTCAACTTCTCTGGACTTTAAAATATACTCATCATTATATAACTTGGCAGAAAGGTTTAAACTCTTCCCTTCCCAATCTGCCCAGTCACATATATTCTCCATATTAGGAAACATTTCCCAAAGAACTTTCTTATAGTTCTTCCAAACATTATTCATGATTCCTTCTTCTCTGTTGTGCTATTCTTTGTGCTTCCTTATAATTATCATCCCTCTCCCATGATTTCTTATTCTCTTCCAAATCCATCCACATTAAATTACTTACATGATTATCGTGCTTATTCCTATTCTTATGCTCTACTGAATTATATCCATGGGGGTTTGGTATAAATGTCTCTGCTACAAGATTATGAATGTTTGCTTTTACTTGCCTTACAAACTTCCCATTCTCATCTTTAATAGAAATATTAATACTCGGATATTGATACTTTTTTCCTCTTGGGTTCCCACGTAAATGAGTGTTTAGTTCAATTAATCCATACTCATTTAATGGTGCGTTCCTATCATATCTCCCAGGTGCTCGATATGGCTTCCCTTCCTCACTGATATAATACCCAGGGTATTTCGTCTCTTTTATATTCTCCGGAATTTTTATCTCTGGATATACTGGAGGCTTTAATTTATTATCTACTCCATACTTTGTTCTTTGATAATATAAGCGTTTCCATTCTTTCCGTTTTTCTGGATCCTTATATGGCATAAAAATTACTCCGGAAAATTTTTTTGAAATCGATATCTAAAGGTCGATTTGTCACATCTGTAGGTTAGGGAAGTGAGTGATTTTTATATACGCAACGCCCGCCGCAACGCATCAACAACCGCCCCAAAACACTGTCGGTTCACTGTTAATCAGAGTCTAACACATAAGGGGGCAAGGTGTCAACCACTGCCCCCACGGTTAGTATCAGAATTCGATCGGATCTGCGGTCGGTTCAGTATAAGAAATCGACTGCTGATTGTCTTCGATAAGACTATCAAGAATCTCCAGGATTTCGGTGCCATTATTAGCACGACCCAGCAGAGAAAGCATCACAGACTTGGACATGATTACGAAAGGAAAGTGTTAGTTAGAAACGGTGCCTAGTTTATACTCATACGACATGAGTAAGTGTTACTTAAGACTAGAAATCGAACACGTCAGAGTTAATCTCA